TTGACAATCAATAGAGGTTTTAAATGGCAGATACAGTATCAGTACAAACTATTGCAGACACTACAGGCGTAAAGTATGTTTGCAAACTAACTAATATTTCAGACGGCACAGGCGAGTCCTTGGTCACAAAGGTTGATGCATCAGCACTAACTTTTATGACAGAGGATGGAAATAGAAAGATTAGTAAAGTCTGGTATTCTGTCAATACTACAAATAATAAATCAGCGGTTGAGTTGTTGTGGGGAGGCACCACTAATGCAACTGCTCTTTTATTATCAGGAAACGGTTATTGGGACTTTAGAGATGCTGGTGATGAAGTATTAAATAATGCTACGGCACCAACTGGAGATGTAATATTATCTACTAGAAACTTTGCAAATGGTGACAATTACACATTAATTGTAGAGTTTAGGTAAAAAGTATTATAAATATATTACAGAGAGTATCAAAAGAGAGAGAATAATGAAATTAATTTCAGAAGAAGTAGTAGATGCAGAATACATTGTTGAAGAAAACAATGGTAAAAAAGAATATAAAATTCGTGGTATCTTCTTACAATCTGATATCAAAAACAGAAATGGTCGTATCTACGAGAACGACATTTTAGCCAAAGAAGTTGGCAGATACGACAAAGAATTTATCCAAAAAGGTAGAGCATTCGGAGAGTTAGGACATCCTGACGGACCGACTGTTAATTTGGAAAGAGTTTCGCACATGATTAAAGCGCTTACGCCGGAAGGCAAGAACTTTATCGGTGAAGCGAAAATCATGGATACTCCATATGGTAAGATTGTAAAAAATCTTATTGACGAGGGTGCAACACTTGGTGTTTCTTCTCGTGGTATGGGTTCCTTGGTGCAAAAAGGTGGTGCTAACTATGTGGGTAAGGATTTTTACTTAGCTACAGCCGCCGATATCGTTGCAGACCCAAGCGCTCCAGATGCTTTTGTAGAAGGTATCATGGAGAGTAAAGAGTGGGTTTGGGATAACGGTGTATTGTTAGAGAAAGATATTGAAGCTTGGAAGAGTGAAATTCAGAAGGCCAAAAGTCATGCATTAGCAGAAGCCAAGGTCAAAGTATTTAAGAATTTTCTTGGAAAACTTTAATATTATAAATATCAATAGTAAAAGAAAAAAATTAATTTTTTTTAAGATTAAACTAAAGGGAGATATCTCAAATGTCCGAAACAGAAGTTAAAAACTTAGAGGCGTTAGAGGCTGAGGCTGTTGCAGAAGCAGCTGCGGATGCACCTAAGAAGAATGCTGTTGCGGCTGAGCCTTCTCATATCGCAAGCATGAATAATGCAGAAGATTTAGGTCCAGCTGTAGTTAAACCTACTGACAGCAATCCAGACGCAACTAAAAAGTCTAAAAAAGTTTCTGACCAGATTAGCGCTACTGCTGATAAAGGTGGTTCACCTGACACAGCTGGGAAACCTGACACGGATGCCGGTGTTACTAAAGTATCACATCCAGGTCAAAGCACTAAGACAGAAGAAACGGATTCTGATGAGAATATCGTAAACGAAGGTGAAATGCCTGACGGGTTAAAAAAATATTTAGCCAAGAAGGATGATAAGAAAGACGACAAAGAAGAAGGTTACGGTTCAATGAACGCTTCAAAACACAAGATGAAGAAAGAAGAAATTGATGTAACTGAACATGTTGACGCTCTTATCGCCGGAGAAGACGATTTATCAGAAGAATTTAAAACTAAGGCTGCTACAGTATTCGAAGCTGCTATCAAATCAAAGGTAACAGAAATCGAAGAATACTTAGAAGCTGATTACAACAAGAAATTCGAAGAAGAAATTTCGAAATCTAAAGATGAGTTAGTTGAAAAAGTGGATTCATACTTGAACTATGTAGTTGAAGAATGGATGAAAGACAACGAACTTGCTTTGGAAAAAGGAATTAAAGGCGAAATCGCTGAAGATTTCATTTCAGGTTTGAAAAAACTGTTTGAAGACCACTACATTGATGTACCAGATGAAAAGTACAATGTGTTAGAGGACCAAGCAGGTAAAATCGAAGACCTTGAAAAGAAACTCAACGAGCAAATCGAAAAGAATGTCGTACTTAACAAATCAAACTTTGATTATGTCCAAAAGGCAATCGTAGCTGAAGCTGCGGAAGACTTAGCAGACACTTCAAAAGAGAAATTTTTTAAGTTGGCTGAAGAAATTGATGCTTCAAATACAGAAGAATTCAAAACTAAAATAGCGACTATTAAGGAAAGTTATTTTGGTAAGAAGACTACAGTAAGTGAAGAGCTTGATGATGTGGCGGCAGGTGAGAATTCAGTTTTAACTGAAGACTTATCAAATGCAATGGCTGCTTATACTGCTGCTATAAGTAAAACTAAAGACATGAAAATTGTCAATAATAAATAAATAGGAGAGAGAAACAATGTATCTTTCAGAAACACATGAAAAGAAATGGCAGCCTGTATTAGAGCATCCGGATTTACCAGAAATCAAGGACTCTTACAGACGAGCCGTTACATCTGTTATCTTGGAAAACCAAGAACAAGCCCTTAAAGAAGATAGAGCTTACATGACAGAAGCTGCTCCAACAAATGCGACTGGCTCTAATGTTGCAAATTGGGATCCAATCCTAATTTCATTAGTTAGAAGAGCTATGCCGAATTTGATTGCATACGATATCGCTGGCGTTCAGCCAATGACTGGTCCAACTGGACTTATCTTTGCAATGAGAAGCAGATATACTAACCAAACAGGCAATGAAGCAATGTTTGACGAAGCGGACACAGACTTCTCAGGAAGAAATGCGGCCGGTTCAGCAGTTGATGGTTATTCATCTTCAGCTCACTCAGCTTCACCTAACAACAATCCAGGTGCTCTAAATGATAGTCCATCTGCCGGTACATATACTACTGGTGGTGCTATGACTACAGCAGCTGCTGAAGCCCTAGGCGATGACAGCGGTAACGCTTTCGCTGAGATGGCATTCTCAATTGAGAAATCAACTGTGACTGCTAAATCAAGAGCTTTAAAAGCTGAGTACACTATGGAACTTGCACAAGACCTTAAAGCAATTCACGGTTTAGATGCTGAAACAGAACTAGCAAATATCTTATCTGCTGAAATCCTTGCGGAAATCAACAGAGAAGTTGTAAGAACTGTTTACATCAACGCTGAGAAAGGCGCAGCTGCAAACACTACTACTGCTGGTATCTTTGATTTAGATACTGATAGTAACGGTAGATGGTCAGTTGAAAGATTTAAAGGTCTTATGTTCCAACTGGAAAGAGATGCTAACAGAATTGCACAAAGAACAAGAAGAGGAAAAGGTAACATGATTATCTGTTCTTCAGATGTTGCTAGTGCGCTTCAAATGGCAGGTGTATTAGATTACACTCCAGCTCTTAACAACAATCTAAATGTTGATGACACAGGCAATACTTTTGCTGGTGTTCTTAACGGCAGATACAAAGTATATATTGACCCATATAGTGCAAACTCATCAGCTACACAATACTATGTTGTAGGCTACAAAGGTACTTCACCTTACGATGCAGGTATGTTCTATTGTCCATATGTTCCACTACAAATGGTGAGAGCAGTTGGTCAAGATACTTTCCAACCGAAAATTGGCTTCAAGACTAGATATGGTCTTATTGCTAACCCATTTGCTGAAACAGGTGCCGCTTCAGGTGCAGTATCAGCAGTTGACGGACCTGGTTCTGCTAACGCAAACAGATACTACCAAAGAGTTAAAGTTACTAACTTGATGTAATATCAGTAAGCGTTGTTTAATCAACACTTCTAAAAGGGCGGCTCTAAACAAGTCGCCCTTTTTTTATTCCTCCTGTTTGTATAAATAGTGGTATGACAACAACAAAATCTTACGACAGACAACCAACTAAACTGGACTACGCAAGTCCTACTCAGTTTAAGTTTCAAATGAGTAAACTACCAAAGGTAGAATACTTCTGTACGGCTGCTAATATTCCTGGAATAGACATGCCTTTCTCAGACCAAAAAACACCATTAGCAGACATACCATTGCCTGGTGAAAAGGTAAACTTTGAAGCATTAAATGTGACTTTCATTGTGGACGAAAACTTAGAAAATTATAAAGAGATACATGGTTGGTTAATGGGTATTGGATTTCCTAAAGACTACTCTCAAGCGAGAGATTTATTAGGCGCTGGTGCTGATAGATTTCCTACTACAACAGGTGCAAATCTACAAACAGACCCAGGAAAAGTAAAATACGGTGCAGTAAGTATTGGTGGTATATATTCAGACGCCACATTGGTAGTGTTGTCTAGTAAGAATAGACCAGTTGTAGAATGTAGATTTCAAGAGGTGTTTCCGACAGCACTATCTGGTCTACAGTATAGTCAAAACGCCACAGATGTAGATTATCTAACGGCCACTGTAACTATGCAATATAAGATATATGAATTTGCGAATGTGAACGCATCATCAGCTAGTATTTCAAGCTCTTAAAAGCTTTACATTTTAGTTGTTTTGTGTTATTATGGAGTATTAAATTGGAGATATTATGGACCTTGAACAGTTACAAAATCAAGCAGAAAAAGACCTTATAATCAACGACACAGAGCTTGATTTAGAGGCATTAAAAACACCTCAAATATACAATAAGTATATGAAACACCTCACTAAGTTTAAACTTATGCACAGTAGAGCAGAAGGAGATTTTGCTGTTACTAAAAGGAACTTATGGGAATATTACACAGGCAAAGCAGACGCCATAGTGTATCAACAGAAACCTTTTGACTTAAAAATACTCAAACAAGATGTTGATAAGTATATTGAAAGTGATGAGGCTTATATACAAGCAAAACAAAAAATGGATTATCTTTCTACAGTAATAGATTTTTTAGATAGAACAATTAAACAAATTGGTGGCAGAGATTGGACTATTAGAAATGCTATTGAATGGAGAAAGTTTACAAGCGGAGCAATCTAGTGGTAAGTAAATATGTAAAAGAACAATTATTTCCTACAGAGGTTTATATTTGTGATGATGTATTAGAAGAAGAGTATATTGATAGTATGAAAGAAGACATACTAAAAACTTCTACAGATAAAGAAAACTGGCAATCAGACCCTAAGTTACATCTACAACCAAAATATAAAGAACTTTCTAATAAAATACTTAATGCATCTAAATTGGTGTTTAAAGATAAAAGTTATATCTATGATACATTTGAAATTACAGACATGTGGTCAAATATTTTAAAGCCTGGCGAAAATCATAAACCACATACTCACTCTAATAATATTTTAAGTGGTGTATTCTATGTACACTCAGACAAGGCTGCCGGTATACAATTCTATGACCCTAGACCAGCTGCTGGTGTTATAAATCCACAAGTTAAAGGGTTTACAAAATCAAACGCTACAGCATGGGAACTATCATCAACTACAAACAGAATGATATTGTTTCCGTCTTGGTTGCAACATTTAGTACCTATAAATAAATCCAAGAACAATAGAATAAGTATTGCATTTAATGTTATGTTAAAAGGTATTGTAGGCCAATCTACAGATTACCAATCAGCGGAATTCTAAATTGAGATATATAATAATAAGTAAGAAGAATGATGTTCACCTGCAAATTGAAGCAGATGAAGATATAAGAAGAGATTTAGGTCAATTCTTTACCTTTGAGGTTCCTGGTTTTAAGTTTATGCCTCAGTATAGGGCAAGACAATGGGACGGAAAGATTAGATTGTTCTCTTATCAGACAGGTCAAATCTATGTAGGTTTGTACCAATATATACTTAAATGGTGTGAAGACAATGATGTAAGAGTTGTCGATGATACTAAGATAAAGGATAACGATGTCAGCGAAAAGAAAGTTGACCAGTTTATTAAGGCTCTAAAAATACCTTTCGAGGTTAGAGATTATCAAAAGGAGGCATTTATACATGCTGTTAAAAAAGATAGGACTCTATTACTTTCACCCACAGCTAGTGGAAAATCTCTTATTGTCTATCTTCTTGTTAGGTTTAACATACTTAGGTTAAAGGAAAAGAAGAAGAAAATATTAATTGTAGTACCAACAACATCACTAGTTGAACAGTTGTTTAAAGATTTCAAAGATTATGGTTGGAATCCAGAAAGAAATGTACACAGAATATATCAAGGCCATGATAAAGAAACAAATAAACCTGTAATCATATCTACATGGCAATCAATATATAAACAACCAAAGAAATGGTTTGAAGATATTGGTATGGTAGTTGGTGACGAAGCACACCTATTCAAAGCTGTTTCATTGACTAAAATTTTATCTAAATTAGAAAAATGCCCATACAGAGTAGGTCTAACAGGAACCTTAGACGGTTCAGCAACACACAAACTAGTGCTAGAAGGACTTTTTGGTACAGTAAACAAAGTCGTATCAACAACAGAACTACAAGACAAAGGCAATTTGGCGGGATTAAAGATATATTGTTTAGTATTAAAACATGGACCGACAGAATGTAAACATGTAAGTGGTATGAATTTTCAAGAAGAAATGGATTACATAGTACAATCAGAAAAAAGAAATAAATATATTGTTAACTTGGCTTCTGGCCTCCAAGGTAATACACTTTGTTTGTTTCAGTATGTAGAAAAACATGGTAGTCAATTGTATATTGATATTACTAAAAAGGCCACAGACAAGAAAGTTTTTTATGTATATGGAGGAGTAGAAACAAGTGATAGAGAAAAGATTAGAGAGGTTACGGAGAAAAGTGACAATGCTATTATCGTGGCAAGCTACGGAACCTTTAGTACCGGTATTAATATTCG